ATACTAATAGCAGCAGTCATGTGGGTACAAGTTCCACAATGGTCTGATGACTGGGCAGTATGTGCCGTTGATATACCCGATGCAAAATGTCATTGGTATATTATGTCACCTGATAATACATTTGGTGAAGGATTTGATTGGGAAGATGCACCTTGGTTTGATGTTAATGGTCTTAATGATATACCAGCAATAGGAAAGACAACTGTAATGGAAAAACTACAGGAGCAAAATGAAATCAGTTAAATGGTCTGCTCAAGTGCTATTAGAGAGTAATAGACTTATGAAGGTGGAGTTTACATCACCATCTAATTTAAGAGAAGATGCAGAGCAAACTTGCAAAGCATTGTTTGGTGTATCAGATGTTCGTCAATTAACTAGGATTTGGTAATGAGAGTTGTTATTGTTAGTGGTGGATTTGATCCTATCCACAGTGGACACATTGAACACTTTAAAGCAGCAAAGAAATTGGGTGATATTCTTATAGTAGGATTGAACTCTGATGATTGGTTGACCAGAAAGAAAGGTAAACCATTTATGCCAATACAAGAAAGATTGGCGGTTATTAAAGAATTGAGAATGGTTGATAGTGCTGTAGCTTTCAATGATGACAATGATAGTTCTATAGATCTTATTAAAAAGACTCTAGTACTATTTGATGATGTCTTATTTGCTAATGGTGGAGATAGGACACAGGATAATATACCTGAGATTTATGAGTTTGATAAAGACCCTAGAGTTCAATTTGCATTTGGGGTTGGTGGATCACATAAACAAAATTCTAGTAGTTGGATTTTAAAACAATGGAATTCAACTTAGACCAACAATTTGATCATGGAGAATTGCTACTGAGTGAAAGACGATGTAGAGTCTGTGGTAGTGTCAAAAATTTAATTGGAGAATTTTATATAACACATAAGAATAGTACACACCTCCCATCATCATATTCTTATGAGTGTAGGATGTGTACTATAAAGAGAATTAAAGCAAGTAGAAAACAAGATAATGGAAGTTGGTGTTATCCAGACTGGTAGTTCATGTACTGTTTCCCCGTTCAAAGCACTTCAAATAATAAATAATCATAGACAAATTGGAATTTCATAGGGGTTAATAAAGATGCCACTAAATCTAGCATCTGCTGGTATAGTTGTAAGGGAAGTTGATCTTACCAACGGAAGAGACGATGCAACATCGACAAAAACGGGTGGTTTAGCAGCACCATTTGCAAAAGGACCAGTAGAGAGTCCTCAACTCATAGAAACAGAAGCAGATCTTCTGGACACCTATGGACAACCTTATCCTAAGGATAATCATTACGAACATTGGTTGACTGCATCATCTTATCTTGCCTATGGTGGCGTGATGAGGGTGGTTCGTGCAGATGACGAAGAACTCAAAAATGGTTATGTGGGAACTGCAGCAAGTGTCAAGATTAAAAGTCCTGAAGACTATGCTAACAGTGGGTATAATGAAAATACTATTGCTGGTGTAACATATGCTGCTAAGAATCCAGGTTCTTGGTCAAACGGTATTAAGGTAGCAACCATCGATGGATTTGGAGATCAAGTCCTATCTGGTATTGTTACTACAGATGTTTTGGGATATGGTTCAACAACAATTCCAATCGATCCTATTAATTTACAAGTTGGATACGCAATAACACAAACAGTTCCAGCAAACACAGTTGTTGCTGGTGCAGGATCTACTAGTGTTCTTGATGGATACTTTAAAGGTCAAATAACAGAAGTTGGTAACGCATCAATTACTGTTAAAATGATATCTCATGTATCAGGTGCTGGTACTGAGACTGCTGTTGACTATCAACAGTCAGGTGTTTATCAGTTCTCAGAAACAGGAAATCTTGGTATTCATACTGGAGAAGTAAGAAGATATGGTAGTTGGAGAGGTTTAGGAGCAGGTACTTATAGTGGTTTAACAACCTATAGTAATTCTGTTGACTGGTTCGACCAACAAATTATTACACTCAATAGTGGTGTACAGGTTAAATGGAATTCAATTGCTGAAAAACCAGGTACTTCATCATATGCTGCTGATAGAAACTCTAGATTCGATGAGCTTCATGTAGTTGTTTACGATGACAATGGTACTATAACTGGTAACTCAGGTTCAATTCTAGAAAAATTCACAAACTTATCAAAAGCAAAAGACGCTCAGTATTCTGCTGGTTCTTCTGCTTATTGGAGAAAAGTTCTTGAAGTAGGTTCATCCAACATTTTTGGTGGTGGTGCTCCTGCTGGTATTGTAACTACAGGTTTCTCTAATGATAACTGGGATACTTTTGGAGATGGTGGATGGGATCAGGACACTGAGAACATTACATTCAGTTCTATAGGTAACTATGCTGTTAACTTAGCAGGTGGTAAGAACTATAACGGTGTTGTAGATATCAATGCATCCAATGCATTAAATCTAGACATTGGTGCTCTATCAGAAGCTTATGATTATCTTAAGAACCCTGAAGAAATTGATATTGATTTCCTACTACAAGGTTGCTCCAACCACGGTAAGAATGAAACACAAGCATTAGGTAACAAACTAATTGAAATTGCAGAGTTCAGAAAGGATGCTATTGCATTCCTATCACCTTGGAGAGGATGCTTCCTAAGTGCCTCTGGAGATGGTGAATCACTTCAATTGAAGACTGATACAGTAACTGACAATCTTATTAGTTACTACTCTCCTATCACATCAAGTTCCTATGCTGTTCTTGATAGTGGTTACAAGTACATGTATGACAGGTTTAACCAACAGTTCAGATATGTTCCTATGAATGGTGACATTGCTGGCACATGTGCTAGAAATGACATCAACAACTTCCCTTGGTTCTCACCAGGCGGAACTGCAAGAGGTGCTATCTTAAATGCTGTTAAACTAGCATATACACCAAATAAAGTACATAGAGATAAACTTTACTCGAACAGAATTAACCCAATTATTACTTCACCAGGTGCAGGAATTATCCTTTACGGTGATAAGACTGGATTGGGTAGGTCTTCTGCCTTTGATAGAATCAATGTTCGTAGATTGTTTATTTTCCTTGAAAAAGCAATCGCTGCTGCTGCTAAAGACATCTTATTTGAATTCAACGATGAGATCACAAGGATCAACTTCATCAATATTGTTGAACCATTCCTTCGTGATGTACAGTCTAAGCGTGGTATTCAAGACTTCATCGTTATATGCGATGAGACCAACAATACCCCTGCTATTATTGACAGTAACGAATTCGTTGCTGATGTTTACATCAAACCAGCAAGATCTATTAACTTCATTGGTCTAACATTTGTTGCGACACGCACAGGTGTTTCCTTTGATGAAGTTATCGGTAAGGTCTAATTTATTAACACACCTTAGGTAAAAGACTAATGGCAATCAATTCCGCAAACCCACCAAAAACCTCGGAAAGGACTATTGATAAGTTCAAGTCCAGGTTAACTGGTGGTATTGCAAGACCTAATCTGTTTGAGGTGGTTCTTGCATTTCCAGATGGCACAGTAGATGAGTCAGTAAGTGATATTGATCCTAAAACTAGGTTCCTTGTCAAAGCTGCTGCACTTCCAGCATCTAACATCGCTCCAATCAGCGTTCCTTTTAGAGGAAGGCAACTTAAAATTGCAGGAGACAGAACATTTGATGAATGGACAATCACTGTAATTAACGATACCGACTTTGCTATCAGAGGATCTTTTGAGAGATGGATGAACTCCATGTCTAAAGTATCTGATAATGCTGGTAATATTAACCCTGAAGATTATACTAAAGATGCATATGTCTACCAACTTGGTAGATCTAGTGTTGACGCAGGATCTCAATCTTCAGCAGCAAATATGCCAATACTTAGAACTTACAAGTTCTACAGTGTATTCCCAACAAATGTTTCTCAGATTGATCTTTCTTACGATTCTTCTGACGCAGTTGAAGAGTTTACTGTAACCCTACAGGTTCAGTGGTGGGAAGCAGACGGACAAGGTGGTGCAGTAGGTTAACCTTTTTTGACCGACTAAATAGAAAGGTATCAAGGTATCTTTCTATAAAATGGCACGGTTGTTTGGGTTTAAAATTGAAGACAACGATGATCTCCCTAAGGGTGTAGTATCCCCCGTTCCGCAGACAGGCGAGGACGGGGTTGATTATTATATACAGTCTGGTTTTTCTAGTCAAGTAATAGATCTTGAAGGAATATATAAGAATGAGCATCAGGCAATAAGGAAATATAGAGAGATGGCACTCCACCCTGAAGTGGATAATGCGGTAGAAGATATTGTCAATGAAGCTATTGTTTCAGATGTTAATGATTCTCCAGTGGAAATTGATCTGGATAATCTTAATGCATCTGATGGTATTAAAGATAAAATTAGAGATGAATTCAAACACATTAAAGATCTGTTAGATTTTGATTCAAAAGCACATGAGATTTTTAGAAATTGGTATGTTGATGGTAGGGTTTATTATAATAAAGTAATTGATATTAAAAAACCTCAGGATGGTATACAGGAACTAAGGTATATTGATCCTATGAAGATGCGATATATTCGTAAAGAACAAAAGAAAAAGGATGATAAGTCTAGTATTTTTAATACCTCAAATGTACATGAATCTGAGAAGGTATACTTTCCTAAGATAGAAGAGTATTTCATGTATACACCTGAACCACGCTATCCTACTAACATGGCAATGGGTGGTGCAAGCACTGCAATGTCGGGGGTTAAACTTGCAAAAGATTCAATTACATATTGTACTTCTGGTTTGGTCGATAGGAATAAGGGTACGGTCTTATCTTATCTCCAAAAGGCAATTAAGTCACTCAATCAACTTAGAATGATTGAGGACAGTCTGGTTATTTACCGCATGTCCCGTGCTCCAGAAAGAAGAATATTTTATATTGATGTTGGTAATCTACCTAAGATTAAGGCAGAGCAATATCTTAGAGATGTAATGTCCCGTTATAGAAATAAGTTAGTATATGATTCAGGATCAGGAGAAGTTAGAGATGACAAAAAATACATGTCCATGCTTGAAGACTTCTGGTTACCCAGAAGAGAGGGTGGAAGAGGAACAGAAATTACAACACTACCAGGTGGACAAAACCTTGGCGAGTTGGCTGACATTGAGTATTTCCAATCTAAGTTGTACAGATCTTTGGGAGTACCTGAATCTAGAATCGCTGGATCTGGGGATGGATTTAATCTTGGTCGTAGTTCAGAGATTCTAAGGGATGAACTTAAATTCAGTAAATGGGTAGGAAGACTTCGTAAGCGTTTTAGTAAAATCTTTATTGATATGCTAAGAACTCAGTTGCTTCTTAAAAATATTATTACTGTTGAAGATTGGGAAAAAATGTCGGAGCATATTCAGTTTGACTTTATATACGACAATCACTTTGCAGAACTGAAAGATAAAGAACTTATGGAAGGTCGTTTGGGTCTTCTTGGTATGGTAGAACCTTATGTTGGTAGATATTATTCTACAGAGTATATAAGAAGAAATGTTTTGCGTCAGAAAGACTCTGAGATTGTAGAAATAGATGAACAAATTGAAGATGAAATTGCTAAAGGTGTTATACCAGATCCAAATCAACAAATGTTGGAGATGGAACAGGGAGCTTTTGGAGATCCAACAGCAGATCCAATGGCACAAGAAGGTCTACCACCAGAACCTCAACCGCAAAATATGCCTAAGCCCAATGAAGGAGAGATATAAATAACTTTATTACTATATTAAATCATGATGGAAGAACTCGTCAATATGATTGCGACAGATGCGTCTGCTGCAGATATTAGTGATCAGATCAAAGATGTCCTTTATGCTAAATCAGCAAAAAGAGTTGATGATCTGAGACCTGCTGCTTCTGGCAACCTTTTTGGTGCTGAAGCTGAAGTAGAAACTGAGACCGAAGTGGAAGCTCAACCTGAAGAGGAAACTAATGACTAGAATACTACCTTTAGCAGAACTTGCTGCATTAGCAGTCGGTAGTGGTAACGCTACAGATGTTGATAAAGCTACTGTAGTAAGAGTATTATCAAATGCTGGTGCTGCTGTTGTTGTTAGAACAGATTCTTCTGGTACTATTATAGGATCATTTACTACAGTAAATGGTACTGCAGACTTGGTTGAGAAAAACGCATCAGATAAGATCTATGTAACAGGTAATGCTGTTCAAGTATCTAAAGTAGGATTTACCAATTAAACCAATGAAGTTAATTACAGAACAGATTGATGATGTAGAAGTTATCGTTGAAAATCGCAACGGTAAAAAATCTATGTTTATTGAGGGTATCTTTCTTCAAGGAGATATTCAAAATAGAAATGGTCGTATGTATCCAATGAACACACTCCGTAAGGAAGTTCAAAGGTATAACGAAAGTTTTGTATCATCTGGTCGTGCAGTTGGAGAACTCGGTCATCCCGAAGGACCAACAGTAAATCTTGATCGTGTTTCACATAAAATTGTTTCACTTAAAGAAAGTGGATCTAATTTTGTAGGTAAAGCAAAACTATTAAATACCCCAATGGGTAAGATTGCACAAAATCTTATCGATGAGGGTGTAAAATTAGGCGTTTCATCTCGTGGTCTTGGAACATTAGCAGTTAATGAAAATGGTATAAAGGTTGTCTCTGATGACTTTATGCTTGCTACTGCTGCTGACATTGTTTCAGATCCTTCTGCCCCAGATGCATTTGTATCTGGCATAATGGAAGGTAAGGACTGGGTTTGGGACGGTGGAATTGTAAGACAAAAATTGGCAGAAAGAACCTATAAACAGGTTAATACGCTAGTTGATCAAAAGCAACTTGAAGAGAACAAGCTTGGATTGTTTAACCAATTCTTATCAAATCTCTAACATTTTATAAATAAATACAGATTATCACAACGATCTATTCGGAGTAAATCAGAAATGGCCGCTAAGGAACTAAAGGAAATGGACAATCCTGTAACAAGGGGTGCGAAAGCTGGCGATCCTATGAAGAAGGTTGATGATTCCACTAGTCCTGGAGCATCAGCATCTTACGAGGATCTCGGAGGACCAACACCTCAGAACTATAAATCCACAGATGACTCTGCAAAAGTCAAAGAAGCATCAGTAAAGACGGTAAAAGATATCGTCAATAAGGGTGCTAAGGCAGCAGAAGCAATGAAATCTATTGGCACTGAGGTGTTAAAGCAAGGTGACGAACCTGCTGCAGAAGATTCTGCAGAAGTTGTTGCTGAGAACCCAGAAACTACAGAGGAAACCACCGTGACAGAAGAAACACCTACAATTAGTGTAGATGACGATCTTGCTGCACTATTTGGTGGCGAAGAACTTTCCGAAGAGTTCCAAGAAAAGGCCAAGACAATCTTTGAAGCTGCAGTTAACTCTAAAGTTAATCAATTGCAAGAAGAAATGTCTGCTGAGTACGAGAAAACTTTGACTGAACATCTTGAAGAAGTTAAGGCAGAGTTGATCGAGCGTACAGATTCATACCTTGAGTATGTTTCAGACGAATGGCTCAAAGAAAATGCTCTTGAGGTCGAGCATGGTCTTAAAACTGAAATGACCGAATCATTCCTAAGTGGAATGAAGACACTTTTTGAAGATCATTATGTATCAATCCCTGACGATAAATATGATGTGCTGGAAAGCATGGTAAATAAACTAGATGATATGGAAGGCAGACTTAACGAACAGTTAGAGAAGAACATCTCTCTTAACAAGCGTCTTGGCGAATCTACAGCTGATGGAATTTTTATTGAAGTAGCCGAAGGACTTGCTGAGACCCAAAAGGAGAAGTTACAAACTCTAGCAGAAGGAGTTGAGTTTGAGGGTGAAGACGCTTACCGTGAGAAGCTAGTTACACTTAAGGAATCTTATTTCCCTAGTGGAACAAAAGCTCAGGTTTCAAGCAAATCCGAAACCATTTCGGAAGGTATAGCA